TGGCGGTTGGCGTCAGTGGCGAAGCAGGCGAGTTGCTTGATGCTGTTAAGAAGCACGCAGTATATCAGAAGCCATTGGACTTCGACAATGTGCGTGAGGAGGCAGGCGACATTTTGTTTTACCTGACGGGTCTTCTCAATGAGTTGGGTATGACTCTGAACGAATGCATTGAGGCCAATGTGGAGAAGTTGTCGAAGAGGTATCCAGAGAAGCGTTATACAAACGAAGCAGCAATTGCTAGAGCAGACAAAGAGGAGTCGAGTGATAGGCGGGTTGCATTGAAGGATGACGATGATCTTGCCGAGGTAAAAGTGGAAAGTGTTTGTCGAATCGACGATCCAGATTGCGAGTCCTGCCAATGAATACGCTAGAGCATTACATTCAGCACAAGAAATTGGATGCGATAAAAGCAATGAACGCATTGCAATTGAATGGAGTCATTAGCGACGAGTGTGTCTTCCCAGAGGATGTAAAAGACTCTGGCAAGGCAGTCTACTGGCTGGAAGATCACATGGACGAGGTTAATTCATATTAACATGACTTGGGACGAATACGCGCTTTCGATAGCTGAAGTTGTCGCAAAGAAGAGCAAGGATCCTTGGCGGCAGGTTGGTGCGGTGTTGTTGCGGCATGACAATACTGTGGCTGCCTGTGGTTACAATGGATTTCCGCCTAACATGATTGAGGACTGGAGTTGCAGGGAAAAGCGTAGGAATTATGTTGTCCATGCAGAGCAGAACGCATTGCGCCATGTAAAGCCAATGGAGTGTTATCTATTGGCAACAACCACGCTGCCTTGCAATAACTGCTTGAAATCTCTTGCATCTTACGGGATAAAGCGAATAGTCTATCGGGAGACTTACCCGACAGACGAATCGACAACCATACTTGCAGCAGAATTTAACATTGCTTTGATCAACGTATGACAAAGGAAAAACTTTGGAAAGTGTATTGCGACAAGAATCCATCGTTTGCTGGTAGCGGAAATGTTACCATGTCAGCGAGGGGTCTACGAAAGTTGTTTGATACAACATGGGATACTGCGATGTACGATGGCGAAGAAGATTCTTATCGAGATGAGCGTCCCATCAGGAGTGCTGCGGTAGATGAATTAATGAGTATCTTTGGAATGAAATGATTGAACCAAACATAGCACAAAAAGCGGTCAGCTTTGTTAAGAGCGCAGCGGCTTTTATCAAGGCAGGAATGCCAATTCGCAACAAGGAACAAATTGAAGAACGATTGGTTATCTGCAACCAATGTGTTCATTACGATCCAACGGCATTTGGAGGGTCTGGCAAATGCGGTATTTGCGGATGTAACATGGAAATAAAACTAGTGATGGACACAGAAAAGTGTCCATTGAATTATTGGTGATGACAAGAAAAGAAGCACAAATGAAGTCCAATGACGATTATGTTTTTGGACGAATCACAAAAGAAGAATGGTCAAAGCAATTTGACGAATTTAGTGATGTAAGAACTTGGACTAAAGAAGGGAAGATAGAAAAAACAAAGGAGAAAGATGAATGATTCCGATCAAATAGACGAATTACAAAATAAAATCGACAAGTTGATTGATACGTACATTTCAGAATTCGATCTTCCTCTCGCCAGCATGGTTGGAATCCTTCAAATCAAAATCCATGAGTTGATTGAGAATTCTATGTGTGACGAGATTGATGAAGAGGAGGATGATGAAATATAATCGAATTGAGCAGCTTGGAATTGTAATCACAGACAATCCAATTGATCACATTGAATTTGATGTTTTAGATAAAGCATTAAAGAAAAACGGAATAGACACAGACAAGTTCAACGAATACTTTGGAGTGCAAACTTGCTATGAAAGAGGATTGTATCCATGGGACGTTGAACCTATACTAGAAAGAATGATAAGCGGAAAGATAACTGGAACACAACTATACTGGGATTAATTATGAATAAAATAGATAAATTTATAACTGAAGCGTTGGACGAGATGTTCAAGCGAGTGGGATTTGATGGATTCGATAAGGAATTCACCAACCAAGACGAATGGTATTGCAAGAAAAGTTGGTCAACCGAAGAGTTTAACGATTACAAAAAATGGTTTCTAAATAAATTTGCCAAAGCATTTAGAACCAGCAAAAAGATGGGGGAAAGGGAATTTGCGTGGTTCAATTTGATGTGGGGATGGAAAGTGAATGACTAACAAGTCACCATCAGTTTTACAGGCAATTAACATTGCCACAAAGATACGAGCGGAGGCAGAAAAAGATGATATCAACGGAATCATCTATGCCGCTCAATTTATACTGACAAATCTGACGGATTCGCAGAAAAAGTTGGTTACACTAGACGAAAATGTGGCTAGGCAGACTGTACTAAATTTCGTTCAGCACCTATTGAAGCACGATCAGTTTGAAGCGGCGGCAACAATTTTGTGGGGTGCTGGAGTATACGATTGGCGACCACAAAGTGCTGCCGATACATGGAGGTGCTTGTTTGAGCATGACAAGTTGTTGGTTCAAGGCGCGGGTGCAATGGGAAAGACGTTTAACGCAGCGGCATGGTTCCTTCTCGACTGGATGCGTGATCCAGAGTACACTTGTATTAAAGTAGTTTCGCTTACCGAGGCGCACGCTCAACGAAATGTGTTTGCGGCAATCAAGACATTTTATCGAACGGCATTGGTGCGTCCAGAGTACGAAGGAAGCGAGGATCTTGTTAAGAGCATTCAAGCCAACGACGATGATAAAAACGGAATCCATCTAGTTGCCGTACCGAAAGGAGATAGCGGAACTGGAACGCTCCGTGGTTTCCACCCAAGTCCAAGGCAAAAGCCAGATCCGAAATGGGGTCAGATGAGCAGAACGCACGTTGTGCTGGACGAAGCGGAAGAAGTTCCCGCTGGAGTGTGGGAAGGGTTGCAAAACATTTTGTCTGCGGCGGATACAAAAGACTCCAAGGGGCGAATCAAGATTTTTGGCGCATCAAACCCCAAAGATAGGAATAGCGAATTTGGAAAAAGATGTGAGCCGATACGAGGTTGGCAAAGTGTAGATTGCGAGGAAGATTTTGAATGGCAAAGCAGGGAGGGTTGGCACGTGTTGCGGCTGGATGCTGCGAAGTGCGAGAATGTTATTAACAAGGAAATCATCTTCCCCGGCTTTCAATCCTACGAAGGATACATGGCATACGAGTCCAAGGGCAGGACTGCCGAATACTACACGATGGCGCGAGGATTCTTTCCGCAAGAAGGTATCTCAATGGCAATCATAACCCCTGCCATGATGGACAATGCAATGGGTAGTGTGCGGTTTATTGGGCCTGTAGTGCCTCTAGCAGCGTTCGATTTGGCATTGGAAGGGCGAGATCAGGTTGTCTGTTCATTCGGGCGATACGGACTCTGCGATGGTTGGACTCCACGGGACGGACAATTCAGAGAATTCAAAAAACCAAAAACGTGTTTGCAGTTGGATTCTCAAATGCAGTTTCCGAAGTTAGCGACATTGGAACAGACCGCAGAGATTATTCGATTTGCAAAAGAAATGCGGATCGGTGCTAATTGGTTATGTGTGGATCGAACTGGAAACGGAGCGGGAATCCATGATGCATTGAAATCGCTTTACGGAAGTGAAGTCATGGGAGTGAACTATTCGTGGGCTAGTTCTGATACGCATATTCTTGGAGATGATACGCAGAGGGCCAATGAGCTTTACTCTGGAGTAGTTACAGAATTAATTTTTGGACTTGCTAAATATCTGGAGTTTGAGTATTTGAAAATTTCACCGAGCTTCCGTACCGAGGAGTTGGTTCGCCAAGCTACTTCTCGCAGGTACAAACAGCAGGGACAGGGGTTGGTGAGAGTCGAGAGTAAAGGAGATTACGTAAAACGCACTCGCCAAAATAGTCCTGACGCACTCGATTCCCTGTCCCTGCTGGTCTACTTAATGCGTCAACGTGGAGGAGTAGTTGCAACAATGACAGAACCAAAACCAGAAAAGTTTGTTTTCCAGAAAAAACTAACTGGAATTGAAAATTACGAATTTGTTGATTTTAGCGAATAATTTAATAAATAAGTAAAATTTTGCTTGCTATCGTTAAAAAACTGACTTAAATCTCAAAAATTCATGGCAAAACCGATAATTGGAATGATCCCGCCGGGGGGGTGGCATTACTACGATGGTGATGCAAGACTCGCTGGATTTAGTTATGACAATCTTCTTGAGGTTGTCACAAATTATCGCGCCGAAAATCATTTGCCTGTGGGGGATGTTGAAGGTGATGTTAATTCATATATCTGTTCCAAGAATCCTAACTTCTGTCATGGAGTAGATATGGTTGTTGTAACATCCGTGAATACACCTAGTCAAAAGACAGAGTTGCTAAACGACATTACTATCTGGGCTAAAAATGTCATTAATTCTTCAAAAGAGATAGCACTTGTATCAAACGATCTGGCAGAGCAACGCGCTCAAATTTGTCTTAATTGCAAACAAAATGTTCAATGGAAAAGCGGATGTGGTGCGTGCGTGAAAGCAACGGACAGGTTAAGTGCGAGCATTAGGCAGGCAAGGGAAACAAAGACATCAAAAGCACTAGGAGGTTGCCTTCTTCTTCGTCACGATAATAAGTCCGCAGTTTTTATGTCAAGAGACAGCATTTCCCCATCAGACAATTTGCCAGTAGATTGCTGGCTAAATCTTAAATAATATGGCAGACACCAAACCAATTCCAGCAGAAGTAACCAACATCTACGCATCGAAAGCTGCAAGGATTATGAAACCCTCTGACAAACAGAGGATTTCCAATTTGGAAATTGTTGATAGCAACAACACTGGTGATGTTGTAAATCCAGAAACCCTGCAAGTTAAGCGCACTTTCAAGGACTGCCAGCAAGCCCATTCTGCGTATCGCAGGTTGAAGCAACAAAATGTTGAGCGCAATCGCAAAAATCAACTTATTCAGAAGAAGCTCAACAATGAGCCTCCTTATAGCGCAAAGAAATTGGAAAGCATGGGGCAAAACTGGCGAAGCAATCGCCCAACTGGGTTTTTGTCCACAATGGTTAGCCGCTTGCAGCCTCCATTTAAACAAGTAATTGAGCAATCTCCTACGCTTACTTACTCGAAATATCCATTGGAGGGTGTGAGTGCAGAAAATAAAACCAAGATTTTTCGTGAAGAAATTACAAAGTGCATCCGTGGATGGAATGGACACGATGATCTCGTTGCACAAGTAACGCATGAGAATACCACTTTTGGTTTTTGTGCCGTTTGCTGGGACGATGTGCGAGACTGGAAGCCAGAATTTCTTCGCCAAGATTATACATTCTTTAGCATAGAAACCCCGCAGGAAGCGGATGCAACTCCGATCTGGGCGCGGAAACGCCGATACCAGATTGCTGAATTGTTGCCAGTGCTTGAGCAACCAAGGCTTTCCGCTCTTGCTGGATGGCACATTAACAACTTGGTAAAGGCAATCAATAACGCAACGCCAGCAGGGCGAACGCTTGATTCTGATGATGATGCTCGCCGATATGAGGACTGGACGCGAGAGGGTTCTTATGGCGCAAGCTATGAAAATGACGCAAAGTATGTTGAGCTAGGGGAGTTGTTGATTAAGGAACCCACCGGGAAAATCTCACGCTATCTTTTCGACGATAAATCGGGCGATGAAATCTGCACACAATTGGATAGATACAACAAAATGTCGGACACAATCGCCCTATTCTCTATCGAGATTGGGTCTGGCGCATTGATGTCTTCCCGTGGCGCGGGACGTGACTTGTACAACACGCATATCGCTATTGATAAAGCCCGAAATCTCATTGTCGATAACTCGTATTTGCGTGGAATGCTATTGCTGAAAAAAGGCCCAACAGCAAAAACTGGTATCCCGCCGCTTCAAGTAATGCACCCTGTCGCATATGTGGCAGAAGGGTATGATGTAGTTCAGTCGGCAATGCCTGCTGATGTAGAAGATTTCATTAAACTTGACCAGTTTATGTCAGGTCTTGCTGAAATCCAGATGGGAACTTTCCTTCCCTCGTCTGTGATGAATGTTGCTAGTGGTGACAAGACCGCATCAGAGATCAATCGCATTGCTGCTGTTGAAAATCAGATCCGCGAAGGCATTTTGATGCGTTGGGTGAAGCAATATTCCAAGGCGGTTGAGCGTATGCAGCGTGGTATTTGCCATCCAGAACATATTAAGGCCGCATCTGAACTTAAAACACAGATCGATTTTGCTCGCTTGCAGAACCCTAACGCAATGTGGGCTAAAAAAGAGGTTGTCGAAGCATTTGAACAAGCTCAATCCGAGATTCCATCGTTCCTAGTGCCATTTGAGATTCCTAAACATCTCGATGAAGAGGCAGTTTCATGCGTTTTGGCTATGTTGGAGCGCAATTTGCCACCTAGCGACATACTTTTGATGGCGTTTTCTCCAGCAGAGGAACTTCTACCGCAAACAGAGGGTCAAGACGCTGCAATTCTTGATCTTTTGATCCAACGCTATACTGGTAATCCGCAAATTAACCAAGATGAGTTGATGAAACTCGACTGGAGTCGAAAAGTTGGTGAATCTATCGCCAACCAAGTCATTCTTCCAAAAGATCAGGTCGAAGCGGTAGCAATTGAGGCGACTCGTCAGCAGATTATTGAGCTTCAAAGCATCATTTCTGGTGAAGATATCCCCGTATCTCCGAGAGACAATGATTTGGTTCATATCCAGACGATCATGGAGAAGCTCTTCCCTCTAATTGCAGGCGCACCAGCGGGGTCTATGCCTCCAGAAATGGTTAAGCCCCTGCAATCGGCAGTTCAGCACTTTATTGGTCACGTTCAGAACGCAGAAGCAAAGGGTGCAGATAAAAAACAGATTGCTGAATACAAGAAGGCAGTCTCTGAAGCTATTAAGCATCTTACCGCAGGACAAGCACCAATTTCAGAAGGAGATTTGTTCCCGGCAGCAGCAGGCGGCGGCGGTGGCGGCGGTGGTGGTCGCAGACCATCAATGGCACAGGCTACCGCAATTGGCGAAGCTGTTGGAACAACGAACCCATCACAAAATAACGCAGTAAATCAAGTTGCTGCACCACCGAAACCCGTAACCGCAGGATAAAATTATGCCAAACATTAAACCATCATCTAAAATGGATTCTTCATCCGCAGTAAAAGAAAAGGATCTTAAACTTATTAAAAAAATCGAGCCGCTTCCTACGGCAAAGGATAAAGAAACCGAACTAGAAGATTTGCTTTCTGAATCTGAAAAGCAAGTTGATGCTAAAAAAATTGCTGATGCTAAAAAAGAAAAAGAAACCTATGCTCGACTTGAAAAACAAGGCATGAGCGACCAAGGTATTGTTCGACCTGAAGAATTAAAAGAACTTGCTAAAGACGTTTACAAAGGCGCAAAAGCTGGAGTTAAAAAAGTTGCCAAAGGTGCTATGGAAGCCGCAAAGTCTGGAGTCAAAAAAGTAAAAGAGTATATGGAATAATATATGGGTGGAGCATATAGTGCATCAAGCGGGTTGGCGGTATCTCAAAAAACAGATGCTTGGAAACCTAATCCCAAAGATACAAGATCAGATGGATCATTAAAAGGTGAAGGTTGGTTGGGGCCATTAAAGCGTCTCGACAACCCAAATGACTCTTCAAGTGAAATATCAATTGGTGTAAATTGGGGAACTGGAGAAAAAGAAATACCAACTCTTGTTCCGGGCTTAACTCAAGCAGAGCAAAATTACCTGCTGTCAACTAAAGATATATATAAAACAAATCCAAACTTATATAATAGCATAGAAAAAAAAGCAATTGAATTTGCAAAACAAAGAGAACAGCAAGGATTGCCGTTTTTTAAATAAATAAATATGAAATGGGAAGAAGCTGATGCATCACGACTTCGTGATTACGACAAGAAAACAGGAAATAAATTGCGTTTATATTTGCGCAGTAGAATTCCTTTTATAACGGAAACATCAATCGAAGGAGTTGCAATGCAAGCAATGCAAAAACAAGGATTTGAAATGGCATTGCAAGAAATTAATGATTGCATAAACTCTTCTCCAGACGATATTGATCCAAGTGCAGGTACTTTTACTTCAATGTAATTATGGCTGAAATAAAACCAAGGTTTACAAAAATTGTAACAAATAAAGCGACTGGCAGAACAAAAACAGTCCATTATGGGCAAGCTGGAAAAGCTAAAGATGGTGGAGATCGCATTCGTCCCGGCACAAAAAAAGGTGACGCATATTGTGCTAGGTCTTTGAAAATCAAGGGGGATTGGAAGAATGATCCAAATTCTCCAAACCGCCTGTCGCGGAAAAAATGGAAGTGCAAAGGTGCAAAGTCAATGAAGTAACTAAAAATAATAAATAAATATGGAAAACGAAAACGAAAAAGCGGAATCCAGTGTTACTGGATTTGGAAACCCATCGTTGGATGCTGATCCAATTGATGAATCAACTGAAGCACATATCGACTCATTGCTAGATGATGCATTGAGTGGAGTTGAGCCAGTGTTTGCAGATGAACCTGTTGAAACTGAAGCAGTCGAAGAGGTTGAAGAAACCATTCCAGAGACTTCAGATGCTCCAGAATCAACAGAGACAACGGAAGCTACAGATGCTCCAGAAGCTCCTGTAACTCCAGAAGTTGAATTGGATCCAGAGATTGCTTCAATTGAGCAACCTCGCAATCTTTCAGAGGTCAATCGTTCCAACTGGCGCAAGTTGCAAGAAACAGCAAGCACATACAAAAAGCAGGCTGAAGAAGCAGAGCAACTGCGTCAACGTGTTGCGGAAATGGAATCGCGCCAACAGGAGTATAAAGCACCTGATGACTATGAAGAGTTGAAGAAATTTCGCGCAATCTTCGATATTAAAAACGACCCAGAGTTCCAATCCAAATACAACCAGCCAATTCAATCCGCTAAAGAAAATATCTACAATATTCTTCGCAAAAACGGAGCAAGCGAAGATGTTATTCAGTCTATTGAAAAAGCGGGTGGGCCTGATGCCGTTGATCAATCGTGGTGGAAACATAACGCAATTGATAAACTACCGCTTACTGATTCCGAGCGTTTGAAGCGCAATCTTGTCGATGTTGTTGATCTAAAGGAAAAGCAAGAGAAAGAGATCGAGAATGCTGCACAAAATGCAGAGCAGATTATAGCTCAACGCGAGCAAGAAAAAGGTCAATGGTATCAACAAGAAGTACAACAGATCGACAGGCACATCGATGATCTTACAAAAGATTTGCCGTGGGCTAGGTTTGCAGAAGCACCTAAAGATGCTACTCCAGAAAAGCTAGAGCAAGTGCAAAGGCACAACGCGCAGGTACAATCACTAGCTGAAAAGTTTAACTCTGCCCTTTGGCCAACCAACGCGCAAGAACGAGCTAATGTCGCTGCGGCAGCAGTGTTCTCTCATGTCCTAACTGAACAACTCCGAGTTGAGCAGGAAGCAAAGACGAAATACATGACAGAACTGAAATCTTTGCGTGAAGAAAATAATAAACTAAAAGGCGCAGGCAAGGTTCCTCGTCAGACAATCACTGGTCAGCATAGCATCAAATCGAGTCTTAACGACCGATTGAAAATGAATTCAATGGATGCTATTGATCTTGGGCTTGATGAAGCTCTTGGTAATTAAGTATATATTACAATATATACAAAAGTTATCACAAATCTTATATACTATACTAAATTCAGTATAATCATAATATATACTAAATTCAGTATAACCCAGTATAATCATATATAAATTAATATAGTTAAAGCCACATTATATCTATGGAACCAAAAGTTACTCCTGACGAGAAGATAACCATGAACGCACTGGATTCTTTCGATCCATTTGCAAGACAAGGACAAGTTCAACGTCCACAACCACAACCTCAAATAAATAAACAACAACGAGATTTTTCGCATCTTGACGAACCTATGATTAAAGAAAACAGAAAACCAAAACGCAGGAAGAAAGTACCTAAAGTTCTGGAAAACATTGAAGTTCCAACTCCAGAAGAGATAAAACAACCAATTACTGAAGATGTTGCCGAAAAAGTACAGTTTAACGATACTTTACAGCAAAATATTGTAGAATCCAGAACCAGTGAAGGGTTGCCATCGTATCGCGCAGAGTTTGCTGGAAGAGACATTTTTGTTGGTTTCTCTGCCAATAAAGCCACTAATCCGATCACAACCCTAGCTTTGATCAATATTGCACTTGATTTTGGACGAGATAAAATTCGTTTTGATATTTCTAGTGACGAATACAATTTCTACAAATCACGAAATGATCTTGCAGAGAAATTCCTAGCTACGGATGCAAAATGGTTGCTGTTGTTGGACAATAATATCATCCCATCAATTGGCAGACCGCAGTGGGCAAAGGCAACAATTGGTGCTGCTCGAAATATCCACGATTCGCACCTCCAGAAGCACATCGTGCATCGTCTTATCGGAGCAGGGAAATCACTTGTTGGTGCTGCATACTTTGCAAACGCAGACGATGCATCAATTGACTGTTCAAAAACCGATTTAGGTAAAAAAGCAAGGGTTTGTACGGATTCCGTTGAGGCGGTTGATTGGGTTGGAAGTGGATGTCTGCTGATCCATCGTAGGGTGCTTCAAGATATCAAGAAAAAGTTCCCTGATATCAAGCATGGAGCATTTTATCCTGACGATATTTCATTTTGCAAAAAAGCAATGGATGCAGGACACCAACCTTACATCGATTTGGGTGTTCCGGTTTTCAATGTTGGAATGAAGGCATACTAATGAAAAAGAAAATTTACGGATACTACGAAAGTGTGCAACTTCGTCCACAGGACGAGCAATTTGCTTGCGCAAACATCTGGAAATCGACATGGGAATCACAAGGGTGGGAGCCAGTGATGCTTAATCGTTCACACGCGCAAGGCAGTCCGCTTCACTTGAAGCTAATGACTAAATTAACAAGACTCGCACCAGTTCTTCCAAATGAGTTGCAAAATAATTTTGCTTTTATTTGCGCTCGTTTTTCCCGTTGGTGTGCGCTTCACGCCGCTGGAGGTGGCTGGATGAGTGATTACGATGTTGCTAATGTTTCATTCACGCCGCAGCTTGCTGATGAAATTGAAAAAACTGGTTCATTGCTTCTTTTGTCTGGAAAACCATCTTATATTTTTCACACAACAAAAGAAATGTGCGCTCACGTCATAAACACAATACTTTCAAATGATCTTCATGTGAATGGAGTGTTAAAAAATGAAGACGTTATTTTTAACGAGTCTGGGAAACTAGATAAAATTGAAGAAAACTTAATTCACGCAAAACTTGAAAATAATATTTCAAAATCACAATACCTAAAAAATATTTTAAATATTATTTGACATTGTTTTTATATTGATATAAAAGGCTAACAACTCGACGTGCCAGATTCGTTATTCTGGTGACTCTGCGGAAGTCAAAAAAATCTGCAAACAGGCCGAATAAAGCCCAACGTGCCGGGGCAACAAAACCAAGAAACAAAGCAGGACGATCAATTCGGTGACATCACCGAAATGATATTCCCGCAACTTGAATGTTGCCCGAAAGATTTTCTTACGGGAGTTCAAGCGAACAACCAAACAAACAAACAATTAATTAGAAAAATAATAATATGGCTCAAGAATGTATCTCTCTTGCTGCAATTCAAAACTTTGCCAGCAAAGACGTAAATCGTATCATCGGACAAATCGGTCGAGTTCTCGCCCGCAAGAGTCCTTATATCAACTCCATTGATGGTGGAACCCTCCCCAATGTCTCTGACGTTGTGCGTAGTGTTGTTGAGGAAATGGCAGTTCCTGCCGCTTCGCTCGCCGCTCCAACCTTCGTCAATGACACCACCCTCTGCGGTGTTGGTGCAACCCCTGATGTTGTTGGCTCGACTGAATATCAGTTCCAGCTCCAGACCCTCCGTGGTGCAGGCCCACGCGTTTGCGTTAAGCAAGCTCGTACTGCTTTCAAAGGCAGTTATCTCCAAGCTCAAGTGTCGCTCGAAAAGACGATCCTTCAGCTTATCAATGCTGACATTCGCTATCAGTACCTCATTCAGTCTGGCATTAAGTATGTTGTGGATTCCACCTCTACTTTCTCTGCCAACTTGACTGGCGATATGCAGCAGATCAACACCCTTTTTGCTAACAAGGTTCCTGATGCTCCTATGAACTTCAAGACCCTGTACAAAATCGGCACGTTCCTTCGTGAAGAGATGCTTGCTGAACCCTTCGCTACTGCTGAAGGTGAGTTCTTCCAAGTTATCGCTAGTGCGGATCAGATCGAAAACTTCCGTAATGATGCGGATGTCAAAGAAGATTTGATCGGTCTTACGACTGGTTCGTTTAAACTTGGTGAGTCTGCTATCAGTGGTTACTCGTTCCAAGGTTATCGTGGTTTTGCCTTTGGTATCGACCAACAGCCTCTTCGCGCCACCGCGAACGTTGCTGGCGTCCTTACCCTTGTCAATCCAATCATTTCGACTGCCGTGACGAATGGCTTCGCTCAACGCCGCAACCCTGCTTGGGTGGCTGCTGATTACGAAGTGATGTTTGTCATCGCTGGCAATGCCTTCAAACGCCTTGTGCCTGAAAGCTATGTTGGTGAGGGAACCTTCCGTTTCGCTCCTCAACTCGCTATGGGTGAGCTTGAGTGGACTTACTTTAGGGACAATGACTGCAACTTGTATGGCGACTTCGGTCAGCACATCTATCAAATCCAACGCGCTATTCAGCCAATTCGCCCACAGAACGTTGTGGCGATTGTGTACAAGCGTTGCCAAGACGATGTGAATCCCGCGCCTTGCTTGTAATGTAAATTGATATCGGTGGCAGAGTTAATTATTTGACTCTGCCACCTCATCAGTTTAACATTTAAAATTATGGATGAAATCCCTTCAATTCTTGACACAGCAAAATTTCGCCATCTTGTTCTTGATGGAGTAGAAAGCATTTCAACAACGCTGACTAACATCCAAGGATTTCAAATTCCAGAATACGATGAACTGTCATTAACTTACTACGGATCGACAAACAATATTCAGACTGTTGTTTATAAGAAAGATTCTACTACTGTTGCGACACTGACTCTTACTTATTCAGTTCAGCCACCAGTTTCTAATGATGCAAATTTGGTTAATGTAGCAATATCTTAAAATGGCACTCACATTTAATCCATTTACCGGAAAACTTGATTTTACAGGAAGTCAAGCAACTGCTGCAATCGGCGCAACCGGAGCTACTGGCCCAAGTGGTGGCCCAACTGGGGCGACAGGAGCGACTGGATTAGTAGGTGCGACTGGAATCGGAGAAACTGGGGCGACTGGATTAGTTGGTGCAACTGGTGCAAGCGGATTAAGTATTACTGGAGCAACTGGAGCGACAGGATTGGGAGCAACTGGAGCTACTGGTATTGAAGGGCCGCAAGGAGCGACTGGAGTTGGCGCAACTGGTTCTTTTGGAGCTACTGGAGCCACAGGTGTTGATGGTATCACGGGAAGCACTGGGGCAACGGGAATTTCAGGATCTCAAGGTTCGACTGGAGCCACAGGGTTAGATGGAAGCACAGGCGCAACTGGAATTCAAGGGCCAGTCGGCGCAACTGGAGATTTCGGCGCGACAGGGCTTACTGGAGGAACGGGCGCGACAGGATTAACCGGAATTCAAGGTGGGCAAGGATCCACGGGGGCTACAGGGGTTATCGGAACGACTGGAGCTACTGGTCTTACGGGAGCCACGGGTTTGACTGGTGCTGGTGGAGCTTCTGGTTATTGGGGATCATTTTGGTCAACCCAACCACAGACAGCAGTAGCAATCAATACTGGCTATCCAATTACTTACAACAATACCGATCCAGATTCTATCGGCGTATCAATTGTTGCCAATAGTCAAATTACCTTCCAATACACTGGAGTCTATTCCATCACATTTTCTGTTCAGTGGAACAATTCAGATAACCAAATCCACGATGCAAATATCTGGCTCAAGAAAAATGGAACGAATGTCGCTGATACCGATTCTCGGTGGAGTGTTGTAGAATCTCATGGCGGGTCTGATGGACGGGCGATTGGAACAGTAAACTATGTTCTTAAAGTTCTAGCTGGCGAATATCTTGAACTTTTCTGGCAAACCAATAACCTTGGAATTACGCTTGAATACGCTCCCGCTCTTGCTCCCGCTCCTGCAATTCCTTCCGTAATCCTTACTGCGACCCAAGTCATGTATAGTCAATTGGGCGCGACTGGAGCTACTGGAATTTCAGGCGCGACTGGTGCTACTGGTATTCAAGGCGAGGTGGGAGCTACGGGAGCAACAGGATTAAGCGGCAATGTTGGAGCCACAGGATCGACTGGAGCCACGGGTGTTGGAGAGCAAGGAGCAACTGGTGCTACTGGCGGAACGCTTTCTCCTCAAATTAACACTTATACTGCATCAACAAACACTTGGACAAAACCAGCAGGCGCAAAGCAAGTTTTATTTGAATGTGTAGCTGGTGGTTGCGGTGGTGGTGCAGGATTGAAAGTTGCGGCTGGAACTGCGGTTTCTGGTGGCGGTGGTGGCGGAAGTGGCGGATATTCCCGCGCACTAATAGATGCAGCAGATTTGCCTGATACTGATGTCTACACAGTCACAGTTGGTTCTGGCGGGTTAGGTGGTATTGCTGGAGGAACTGCGGCTACTGCTGGAACAGTTTCAAGAGTAGCTGGTTCAACGCTCGGAATTTTTATCAATGCCGCTGTCGGTGCGGCTGGTGGAGTTGGCGTATCTGGAGCAAGTAGCACGGGAGGGTTTGCTGGCGCACCTGCTGGTAATTCTGGCGGTGCTGGGAATATAACTGGAACCGGAGGAACTGGCAGTGGACAAAATTATGCTCCATCAAGTGGCGGTGCTGGAGGCGGATGTTCAACGACAACCCCATTTCCCGGCGGGGTCGGCGGCGCGGCACATTTTACCAGTGGTGGCGCGGCAACTGGCGGAACGGCATCAACACTTACTAATGGAGGTAACGGAGGCACTATACCAACCCGTGCAATACCATCACTTGTGATGAATGGTGGTGGTGGTGGCGGTGGTGGCGCAACAACTGCAAGCGGATTTAGTGGCGGTAACGGAGGAAACGGGACTGGTTATGGAACTGGCGGCGGCGGTGGAGGTTCATGCTCTGCGGCAACTGGCACGGCTGGCAATGGTGGCGCAGGCGCACAAGGATTTGTCGTAATAACAACTTACTTCTAACATGGAAATAGACGACTGGGCAATAATTAACAAAGAAGGAAATTGGATCGAAATGGTCATCCGTTGGGATGGCAACACCGAAACATGGCCGCTTCCCGAAGGAACTTACGCAGTTAAGCGAAAAGATTTAGATTACTCAACTATCAACGAGAAACCAGAATGATGAACGATAACGCTACGCTCACAGGTATTTTAGGAACGACAACGAGCTTTACAGGGTTTATGGTTAGTATGATGCCTCACATTGAAACTGGATTGCGTGTTGGGGGATTGTTTGTTTCTCTGATCGCTGGCGTTTTGACCATCGTTTATATGTTCAACAAAATTCGTAAACAATAATAAAAGATAAATAAAACTATGATTAAAAAAATTCTTGGTTGGCTAACCGGAACTAGCAAAACTGTTCTTGAATTTATTGGCCCCATTCTTCAGCGTTCAGTGTCTGACATTCTTTCTAAAATTCTGCCAATTGCTCTTGAGGTTGTTAAATCCCTTGCTACTGATGATGCAAAGACTGGTGCGCAAAAACGAAATGATGCGTTTAATAAAATTAAGCATATTGCCGTTCAGGAAGGAATTGATGCCGGAAATCAAACCATCAATCTCGCTATCGAATTGGCACTTTCCAAAATTCGCTCTTAATGGAAGAGAAATACTGGTTCCAGTCTCGCACGATCATCGGTGTTTTTGTGATGATCTTGTCTCAAGTATTACGGCATTTTAATGTTGACATCGTTAGTCATGAGATTACAGAAATAGTGATTATCTCAATGGATGCGATTGGTGCGTTTCTGGCTGTTTATGGGCGAATGAATGCTAGGAAAAAGATTAAGATGACGAAGCCGGGAGGTGCGTTTAATCCTAAAGCTGAAGTTCGCAAAGCTAAAAAAGCATGATGCCTTTATTGGCAGCTTTTTTAGTTACAAATATTCCTTTCGAGGAAGTAAAAATACCAGACAATACAATAAAAATTCTGCCAGTAGTGGATGACAGATCATTCATCATTAGATTAATTTCTAGCATTAGAATAAAAGATGTTTCGTTGATCCCGCCAAAAATTAACATCAAAGGAGGAACAGACTTTTAGCCATGATTGATAAACTAGTTGAAATAGCTCAAAACGAAGTTGGAGTCCGTGAAGTTGGAGGAAATAATCGTGGTGATCGAATCCGCGAGTATCAGGCTTCTACAGACCTTGCTCCTGCTGCTTGGCCTTGGTGTGCAGCCTTTGTTGATTGGTGCATTAAAGAGTGGCTAAACAACCCGCAAGCTATTCGATGGTTGAATCTGAAGAAAAGCACTCCTGAAAGCTGGCGACCTAAAACAGCCCTTGCTTACGGCTTAACAAAGTGGGCAAAAAACAAACCAAACACAACCAAGATTTTTACTGAAAAAGATGTAGCGATGCCCGGTGATATTGTCACATTCGACTTCTCTCATGTTGGATTTGTTGTGGAAGACACAGGGAAAGAAATTGTGACTTTGGAAGGAAATACGAATGGCAAAGGTGAAAGAGATTCAACAAGCGGAGATGGAGTCTGGAGAAAAGTTAGAAAGAAGTCTCTTGTAAAAGATTTGATTCGCATTCATCCAAGTATTGCATCGATATAAATAAATATGGCTAATATTGCACACAGATGGAAAAAAGTGCTAGCAGTTTCGTGCAGTCATGCAAAATACTGCGACAAGGAAGCGTTGGATGCTGTCTTGCGGTTCAAAAGTGATTTTAAACCACATACCACAATCCATCTCGGAGATTTCGTTGATCTAACTGCTCTGATGTCTGGAGCAAAAGGAGCATCTGAAGCTGAACCATTGATTCCAGACATTGACACAGGTCTAATGCACCTCAAAATGCTTGGTGCAAATATCGTGCTTTGTGGAAATCACGAAGATCGAGCATGGAGATTGCGACACAGCAACAATGCGGTGGTAGCTCATGCCGCTCACAAGATAGTTGAAGCTATTGAAGATTGCTGCAAGAAGCTACGCGCACCATTACTTCCGTGGGATGGTGTATTTCAAATGTATGACCTAGCTGATATTGGATTCCAGCATGGAGTTCTTTACAACGAAATGGCGGCGAGAGACACTGCGGAAGCATTCTGCAATAGCACAAGAAGGAAGGTTTGCTTCGGCCATACGCATAAGGTTTCAGTACAGTCTGGAAGAAATCTCATTGGAGGAATGGGATATAATATTGGAAGTCTAACAAAACGTTCTTCAATGGACTACGCCAAAGGACGCAGGGCAACGCTTGCGTGGACTCAAGGATTTCTTTGGGGCGAATATTGCGAAGAGTTAAAACAATCTTGTGTTCACATTACGAGCCGTGAAGCTGGACAGCAATGGAGACTTCCATGACTCCAAACGATTTTCTTAAAATTATAATTCAGCAAAAAGAAAAAAGCATAGAACCAGTTCCTGATGGATGGTATTCTTGTGAAGAATTATCAAAACAATGGAATTGCTCTAAAACACAAGTACATAGAAATTTAAAACAAGGAATTAAACTCGGAATTGTTGAGAAAAAAAATTTTAATATAAAATCGAAAAATTCTTGTAATAGAAATATCCCGCACTATTACTTGAAATCTTTAAAAAAAGAAAAAATTGACAAATAATTGTTATTATCATAATTAATTAATCTGTTTTCTATGGCTCAATATAATTGGATTCCAAGTCCTCAAAATTCTGCAAATTGCGGTTGCGCTCCATTAAATTCGATGGATTGCAATTGGTCTTATGTTGGATCAACAGGGGCTACGGGGGCTACGGGAGTCGGGACGCAAGGCGCAACTGGACAACAAGGTTCTACTGGTGTTGGAATACAAGGAAGCACAGGTGCAACTGGTCAAATGGGCGCAACTGGAATTGGAGCGCAAGGTTTAACGGGTTCTACTGGCGCAACCGGATCTGGAGCAACTGGCGCAAGCGGAATTCAAGGTTCTACCGGAATTCAAGGCTCGACTGGAGCCACGGGTGTAGGATCGACTGGTGCTACTGGTCTATCTCCAGTAATTACTCGCCAAAGTTTTACATCGCATCCAATTCAAGTTGGATTGAGGACATTTTATTTTACTTCAGCAGATGTTGGATGGACTTATGGGTCAAGAATTAGGGCAGTTGCAAATTCTGCTTATCCATTTGATTGGATTGAGGGAAACATCATTGAAGTTGCAGATAATTTTGTAACTGCTTATTTTGATAAAACTCGAGGTTCTGGAACATTTTCTGATTGGCAAATTGCATTGTCTGGTGATGGCGGCATCGGGGCTACTGGTTCCACAGGCCCAATTGGCGCGACTGGTTCCACAGGCCCA